TAAATTAGTCAAAGACGTTTTATTAAACAGGATGTAGGTCATGCGTGAACCTCAACGATCACTGAAAGCATGGGGAGATCAAAAATGGAGGACAAAAAGTGGAAAACGCTCTTCTGATACAGGTGAAAGATATTTACCAGAGGCTGCGATCAAAAGTCTCAGTTCTCAAGAATACGCTCGTACAACGGCTGCGAAACGTCGAGGTAAAGCGCAAGGTAAGCAATTTGTCTCGCAGCCCAAAAGCATCGCGAAAAAAGTAAGACCGTTTAGACAAAGAGGCAAATAACGTGGCGATCTCAAGAGCGAACATGGAACAGCAGATTACAAAACCGGGTCAAAGAAAGAAGGTTGGCACGGTGATGCGCGAGTTTAAGAAGGGTGAACTTCACTCTGGCAAGAAAGGTCCAGTAGTAAAGAAACCCAAGCAAGCAATTGCTATTGCTCTGTCAGAGGCAAGCAAGATCAAAAAGGGTATGGGTGGTTCTATTGATGGTTGTGCTATTCGTGGGAGGACACGAACATGAAACATAAAGGTGGACCAATGATGGTCATTGCTATTGGTGTAGGTAAGAAAGGAAAAAATCCTGATATGGAAAACATGAAGAAAAAACGCACCGCAAGAGGTGGCGGGATGATGGGTTACGAGGAAGGCGGTAGCCTGAGAATGGTTAAAAAGGACGGTAAAGAAGTGCCGTTCTTTGCTGCTGATGGCAAAGGGAAAATGATGCGAGGTGGGATGTCTTATGGCAACGGCGGCATGACCGGCGGTGGTCGTGACGGCTGTGCGATTAAAGGTAAGACCAAGGGTCGAATGATCTAATGTCAACTAGCGGTACATCAATTTTCAATCCGGAGTTTCGAGAACTCGTAGAGGAGGCTTTCGAACGGGCAGGTTTGGAGTTGCGTACTGGTTATGACCTTCAGACTGCCCGTCGCTCCATGAACTTCATGTCGCTTGAATGGGCGAATCGGGGCATCAATCTCTGGACTATCGAGCAAGGCTCTCAAGTTTTAACCGCTGGTACGACAGAGTACACGATGCCTGCTGACACGATTGATCTCTTAGAGCATCAATTGCGAACAGACGCAGGCAACCAATCTAGTCAAACGGACTACACGCTGTCGCGCATTTCTGTATCGGATTACGCTCAGTTGAGCAACAAACTCACACAGGGTATGCCGCTACAGATCTATGTGGATCGACAGAGAGCCGCCCCGGTGGTGTATCTGTGGCCTGTCCCGGACAACACCCAGACATACACCCTTGTGTATTGGAAGATGCGCCGCATTCAGGATGTTGGCAGCGGTGGTGCCAATACCATCGATATCCCGGCACGGTTTCTGCCTTGTCTTGTTGCAGGTCTTGCCTATTACGTTGCGATGAAGAAACCAGAGGCTGCTGATAGGCTTTCGTTCCTCAAGCAGGAATATGAGATTCAGTGGGACTTGGCGGCTGGAGAAGACCGTGAAAAGGCTTCTGTGCGTTTTGTTCCCATGAATGGTTATATCGGCAGGAACGTCTGATGGGAAAACCGTTTTCATCAGGCAAGAATGCCTTTGGGTTCTGTGATCGTTGCGGTCAGCGTTATGACTTGCATGATTTAAACCAGCAGTACGAAAACCTGTTGCCCATCGGCATCAGGGTCTGTTTTGAGTGCATGGATGTGGATCACCCCCAGTTGCAGTTGGGACGGGTACCCATGGATGACCCACAAGCCCTTCGTAATGCGCGACCTGACAACACTTTCTTTGCGCCGGGTAACCAAGGCGCAGGGGGTAGTCGGATGTTCCAGTTTGGCTGGAACCCGGTCGGAGGTGCAGAAGGATACGATACAGATCTCACCCCGAATGACTTGATCTCAGTCACATCCGTGGGAACTGTGACGGTGGCAGTCACATGAATTACACTCAACTGGTTAGTCTGGTTGAACAATATACGCAGAACGAGGAAACCTCGTTCGTTGCAAACATTCCTGTTTTCGTTCAGTTGGCTGAAGAGCGTATTTACAACGCAGTCTTCATCCCGGCGATCCGAAAGAACCAGATTGGAACATTGACCCCTAGCAACAAGTACCTAACCCTTCCTGCGGACTGGTTGGCGAACTTCTCTCTGGCGGTCATCACTCCAGCAACCAATGCACAGACGTTCTTGCTGGACAAAGATGTCAACTTCATTCGTGAGTGCTACCCGGACCCGGACGATACTGGGGTTCCGAAGTACTACGCGATCTTTGACAAGAACACCCTGATTTTGGGTCCGACCCCCGATAGTAACTATCAGGTCGAACTGCACTACTACTACTACCCAGAGACTATTGTAACTGCGAGTACTTCTTGGCTTGGTGATAACTTCGAAACCGTTCTCCTGTACGGCACCTTGAGAGAGGCATACCTCTATATGAAGGGTGAACAGGATATGATTACTTACTACGAGCAGAAGTATCAGGAATCGTTAGGTCTCCTCAAACTCCTTGGCGAAGGTAAGGATCGTCGCGATGCCTTCCGATCTGGTCTTGCTAGAGTTCCGGTCACATGATCTATCAGACTCTAACGACCAGTTTCAAAGAGCAAATCCTAAAAGGGGAACACGACCTTTTGACCGATACGCTCAAACTGGCTTTGTACTATTCCACAGCAGACTTGAGTGAAGACACGTTGATTTATACAACTACTGGCGAAGTGGTGGGAGGAGGTTATACCGCAGGGGGAGTCACCCTCACTGGGGTCACGATCAACAAGTCTGGCAGTGTTGCATATGTAAATTTTAATAATGCTGCGTGGAGTCCTGCGAGTTTTACTTCGGCAGGTGCGTTGATCTATAACTTTAGTAAGGCCAACAAGTCCATCGCGGTTTTGAGTTTCGGCAACAACAAAACGGCTACTAATTCGTTCACGGTGCAGATGCCTGCTAATACATCAACGTCTGCTTTATTAAGGTTAAATTAGGAGAATCAACAATGCTTACCAAAGCAAAGTCCGCTGAGACCGTTGGTGCAAATGTCCACAAAGGAAACGGCACCAGTGAACGTCTCAAAGGCGGTGGTATTTTTACTGTTCGTTGCCATACAAAAGATGGCAACCTGAAATGGGAAAAGAAGTCGCACAATCTTGTTGTCAATATCGGTCTTGCCGATATGAACACTAGATACTTCAAAGGCTCAGGCTACACAGCGGCATGGTATATCGGTATCTACGGGTCTGCTGCAAGCAATAACCCCTCGTCCACCGACACTATGTCAAGTCACGCTGGTTGGACAGAAGTGACGGCGTACAGCAACGCGACCCGTCCTGCTGCGACTTTTGGTGCAGCCACCACGGCTGATCCCTCTGTCATTGCAAACTCTGCTTCCCCGGCGCAGTTCTTGATCAACGCCTCAGCCAATGTTGGCGGAGCGTTCTTGACGAGCGGTGATCTGCCGGGTGGCACATCCGGGACTTTGTTCTCTGCGTCTGACTTCGCAGCCCCCGGTGATCGTGTCGTGCAAAACGGCGATGTTCTCTTTGTCACCTACACCTTTAGCCTTGATGCGGCATAAGGAGTTTAAACATGTCAACAACTTTCAAAAAAGGCGAATCGGTAAAGGTCAAGGTCACTGTTCCTGAGGGGTCAGTCAAGGCATTGAGGATGGATGAAGACGGCAACGTCTGGTACCTCCTGCCTTGGAAAGATCAAGACGGTCACAATCAGGAACGCTGGTTTATTGAGGATCAACTTGAGAAGGTTTGATGTCTGAAGGCGGATACGGATCAGGCACATGGGGTCAAGCAGGATGGGGGATGTCGGTTTACAACCGCGCCTCAGACGACACTTCGACTGCTAGTGATGCCAATACTGGAGCCGGTACGCAATTCAATGCGCCGGTCTCTGAAGTCGTTTCCGCTCAAGATGTTGTCGGTTCCATCTACAGTCTTGGTTCTAGTGTCTCAGAGACTGTTGTTGGGACTGATGTCACCCTTGGTAACGTCAATCTCGGCGGTGTTTTTGTTACTGAGGCGGCTACGATATCTGATGCCGTACTGTCTGTTACAAACTACAAAAGTATGGTCAATGAGTCCGTCACTGGGACGGACGCAAGCATTTCAGGGCTTAATTTCAAATCTGAGATTCTAGAGTCGGTCATCGGGCAAGACGCATCTGCTTCAGTTTTTGTGTTCCCAGTGAACACAAATGAGTCTGCCGTCGCCCAAGACAACGTCCAGTCTATTTTCTCAATAGGCGGCAAAGTGTCGGAAAGTGCCTCAGCGGCGGACGTAGATACTGCCCTGATGAACTTCAAGGTCATGATCAACGAGATCGTGACCGCAACCGTGGTCAATATTGCATCAGGGATGACGTTTGATTCTAAGGTTACCGAGTTGGTTACCGCCTCAGATGTCATAGCCGGGGCTTACCTCTGGAACCCTGTAGATGACGATCAGACCCCAAACTGGCAGAATTTAAACGATGATCAGACACCGGGATGGTCCACCGTGGATGACTCGCAAACCACAACTTGGACTAATATCCCTACGGTGAATTAGGAGTTTAAACGTGGCAAGTACATATAGCACTAATCTGGCAATTGAACTCATCGGTACGGGCGACCAAGCCGGTACATGGGGCAATACCACTAATACCAACCTTGGAACCCTGATCGAACAGGCGATTTCAGGTTACGTCACCCAAGCCGTTTCCACGGGAACGGATACCACGATCACCATTCCAAACGGTGCCACGGGTGTCGCTCGTAACATGTACATCGAACTGACGGGTACAGGTGGGGCTAGTACGAATCTAATCGTTCCGTCCAACAAGAAACTTTACTTCATCTTCAACAACAGCACCGGAGCGGTGACGGTGAAGGTGTCCGGTCAAACGGGCGTATCAGTACCACAAGGTAAGAAGATGGTGCTGACGAGTAACGGCACGGATGTGGTGAATGGCCTTAACTATATCGCTGATTTTGCCTCTAACTCCGCAACCATTACTCACCTGTCAGCGACTTCTGCGACGATTACAAACCTTACGCTGACGAGCCTTGTCATCAGCAATCTCAGCATTGCTTCAGCCAACATTACAAATCTTACCGCCACCTCCCTCACCGTCTCCTCTGGCTCAACCCT